ATGACGATCACCCTTGACATGGAACCCATCCTCAGCCAATTGGAATTGATCATCATGGCGAATGAAGCGGATAACGCGGAGCTGGTGGAACGGATGGATACCCTCAACGCAATGGTGGAAACCCTCGCGGGCACGATCCACGCGATCGCAAGCAACAACGCGCTGCTGCTGATGTGGAACATAGGGCTGATGGCGTTCGGTACGGCGTTGATTTTCGTAATGATCTATGCCTTGGCTTGGAGGAAACAATAATGACGGGATCAATCATAACCAACGGTCAGATAATAACGACGGTGCTGCAATCGCTGGGTTACGGGCTGATCGCCGGCTTCACCATATACTTCGTGACATGGGGCGTTAGGCAGGTAATGAGGATATTGGAAGTGTAGGAAAGGGAGAAACCCATGCCCGGTATTGATCTGGCAGATATATTCAAGGAATTTATGTTTGCGTTTGTGAGGGAAATGGGAAACCTGATGCTCTCAATTTTATCGCAGGCATGGCCCGTAATCATAATATTCATAGCCGTGCCCGTAGGCATAAGGCTGATAAAGATGTTGGTGGGGGCAGGTATGGAGTCATATATACCGGGAGATGCCTTGACAGCAGAAGTTGACGACGGGATACCGGATACGCCGGACGGGTGGTATGGAAGCGATGAGGAATGGAGAGAAAGGTGGGTGAAAAGACAGAATGATGACTTATTTTGGAGGAAATACAGAGAGGAATTTTAACGGATTTGAAAAGAACCCATGGGTTATTAAACATAAACAAAGCGTGAAGGAGGTGAGAATATGAAGCGTTTAAAAGTAAAGGCAGCGATGATGCTGGCCGCGGTAATGGCCTTGCTTATACCCGTAAAGGTGTTGGCAAGTACCCCGCCCGGATTGTTGGACGATATCGACGTAGCCGGAGCATTAAGCGAAGGGATGACCGGTATTGTGGGTCAAATCGGAGCGATCCTGTTGGTGATATTACCGATGGGCTTGACGTTGTTGGGCCTGTTCATCGCAGTAAGATGGGGCATCCGTTTTATCAAAGGGATGACGAGAGGCTAAGCGTCGAAGGGGCGGGTCGACACGCCCTTTTTACATATGCACGAACGCACGAAGGGGTTAAGTACATGAGGCAAAAGCTGAAAATCTGCATGATAGTGCTGTTGGTCGCCGCGATCCTCGCGACGTTCTTTCAGCCTCTTTTTATGTACGCAAGGAACATGCTGCCGATCGGGACGGGTAGATCGAGCGATTCGAGCGATGGGATTATCGGATTTGCGATGCCCGCGGCGCCGATCACGCCGCAGATGCCGTCATTCTCGCCGGAATTTATCGGCCCGCAAGAATTTATCGCCTTCGAACCAACGGCAGGCATTATAAAACCGGCGTGGAACGCGGTAGAGGCAGCGTTGAAAATAATAAAGGGGATTGGCGGGGTAACAACGAAATATGACGTTATCGCGCCGACGGCATTACCCATGCTGCCGATATTCGTTGACCCCAACACGGGGCAGCCGTTACCAACGGAAGAAGGCGAAGCATGGCGGAAGTTCTTGGACGGATCGGGGTTAAACAGTCAAGCACAACCATGGGATCCTATGGGGGATATTTTCAATGCGGGTGCAAGTGCATTTACTTGGGTAAAAAACGCGGCAGGGGAATATAAAAGATCGTTAAGTACGCCCTTGCATGTGTTTGAGAGTTTTTTAACGGATATCCAACCGGGCATATCCAACTTCATCGGCCCGATAGATATGGACGCAGCGAATGAAGCGTGGGCGATCGGGTCACCGTGGATGATGCATGTACCGGCACGCGCAGTAGTACCGCATTTGGTAGGTACATATAAAGGTGTACCTATTTTTACATCAGCGTTTAATGGTTTATCGGAAAGCCAACGTATAGCAGTATTATCCAATTATAAAACAAGTGAGTTGATGGTAAGGGAATCATCAAGTGTGAACGCCTTGTATACAATTGGTGATTTTCAAAGAAGTATTAGAACGCAATTTAGTATGCAATTCAACTCAGCGTCTAAAAATATAAAGAGAAACGGAGATGAAGTGACAGTTCAAAGCAACTCACAGGTGGCAAGGATCGAGAGTCTTAATTTACCAATGGGGAATCATTGTTTATGGGTTGATTTGGAATGTTTAGGATTTTTTATTATAAAAAGAAACGAGATGCAAGGAGATTTATTTAATGCAATATCAGGAAGATGGGCATCAAGTGAACCCCATATAAGATATGGTCAACCCGAATTTTCGAGGGTGATAGTAACGTATTCAACACATATAGAAGAGTCACCAATCTTCCCCGCCTTTGATCTCTCCCTAGCCTACGCCAATATCATCACCGACCCCGACGCGGCATTCAACGCCATCCGCGAAAAATCCGGTGCGCAGTCGGATAATGACCCGGTATACATATTTATACCCCCAACCCTTGAGGAATTTGAAGAGTTAATAAGAAGAATAATGGAGGGGGACGAAGATGCAATCAACGCGTTTATCATCCCCCCAACATGGGAGCCGGTTGACTACGTGCCGGAAGGGCAAGATGAACAGAATCGTCCGGGCATACCCCAAAGCTGGCTTGACATGGTGGAACGTCATCTCAAAAGCATTGATGAAGGCGTACATACGCAACCGCAACCCGTTGACCTGACCCGGATTGAACAGGACGTTGAAAGCATTGCGCGGGAAACAGGTAATATGCGCCGCGCGATAGATGAAACGAATAATAACCTTCGGCAGCTGCCGGCGGCGATCGGTAATACAATGGTCGGTTCGATGCAATTTGACTTCTCAAACGACCGCAACCTGTCGATGCTGTTCCCCTTTTCAATCCCGTTCGACCTGTACCGGATGATCGGCAGCCTCAACGTACCGGCGAAGGCTCCGCGCTTCGAGATCGACTTCGAAGGCACGGTATTCGACGTGAATTACATAGCCGACGAATTGAACATCCCCCAAAGCAACCTGCCGGGGGCATTTGTGATGGTGTTGGATATGGAGAATTTCGAATCGGTGGCGCAGATCATCCGCTGGACGGTATGGCTTTCGTTTGTTGTCGGGCTGATGTTCGCAACGTCGAAGGTTATCAAGTGGTAAGGGGGCGGACATGCTTACACAACTGATCCAATCATTGATAAACATAGGAACCGCGGCGTTGAGTATGCTGCCGATGAGCCCGTTTATAGGGATACAGCAGGTGGTGGTGGATAGTGAGCTGCTGTCATGGCTGGCATGGTTCATCCCCTTCGACGCGATCGTGGCGTTGCTGTCGGCATGGTGCGTGGCGATCGCCGTGTGGTATATCGCGACCAAAGCCCTGCGCTGGGCGAAGATGATTTCATAGTTATGGCTATTTATTTTTACAGCGGAACACCCGGATCGGGTAAGTCCTACCATATGGCAATGGATATATGGTTTAAGTTGCTGATGGGAAAGAACATCATATCAACGGAAAACATCAAAACCGAAATAGTAAGCAAAAACGGAAAAAAGAAGATCGGAGATTTTGTATGCGTACCGATATTGGAACTTGAGCCCAAGTATCTGTATGAATATGCCTATAAAAACCACGTAAGAGGAAAGGAAAAACAAACGACGGTTATTATAGATGAGGCACAAATAATTTTTGATCCGGTGGAGTTTAAAGGTAATTCTCGAAGGGATTGGATTTTATTTTTCACAAGACATAGGAAGATTGGGTATGAAATCATAATCATAAGCCAAAACGAAAGGTTAATAGCCCGGCCGATAAGAAGTTTATTCGAGACGGAGATAAAACATAGGCAGTTAAACCATGCGTTGTGGTTCATACCGTTTAAAGTGTTTTATTTTATTGAGTATTGGCATGGAAACAAAATGATTTTAAGTAAGAGCATGAAAATATTGAATAAAAAAGTAGCAAGTATATATGACACATATTCAATGCTGGAAGATTACGAAGCGATGATGGCCGAGGAACTCGGAAAGAATAAAAAAACGGGTTATTTGAAGCGGATCAGCGTCGGCGCCGACGATAATCAACCGGAAACGACTTCGGATTGTGTAACCGCGGAGCTCGAATACGTCCCGCAAAGTGTAACCGAAGAATCACCCACCTCCCCGCTCCCCGCGGCGTCGTCAGCGAAGATGGGGAGGGGCCCCGAAGGGGAGGGGCACCCATCGAAGCGACCGCCGCAAAAGGGGAGCTGGTGGATGCAATCCTTCCTCGAAGCACCCATCAAGGGGCGAAAGAAGGCGGGGTAAGTCGGCGCCGACTTGAAGTAATTGGCAGAGAAGCCCTTAGGGACAGCTATGTACAGGCGTCCCACGGATTTTGAACCAAAAACACCCGCAAACATGCTTGAATACAGGATTTCACCATCGAAAAAAAAGTGGTCAAAATGCCATTTGACCACAAAATAAATATAAGCACAAAGGGGTTAAGGGGTATGTCATTCATCATGGAGACGAAACGGTCCGGGTTCTTCAAAGAACTCTCGCCGGCGAAGCAAAAGGACTACTTAGGGCTGAGACGCGAAAAGTTCCTGCCCACCATAGATAACCTGTATTTTTCGATCTTCCTCGAGGGCGACCGTAAGGAGTTCGACTCCCCCAACGGCTTAACCGACCTATTGAGCGCGTTGGAGAAAACAAAGCAAGAGGTAATCAAAACACACGAAACCGTAGACTTCGCGCACGGCCTTTCCATGACGTTGAAGTCCTACACCTATTACAGCCTGTGCCTGACCGAACAGGATCTGTACGATATCTTCGTATGCAAGGCCATACCCAACGAGGCAACACCGCGCATCGTCGTACAGCTTCGCGCCTTCGGACTATGGACGCACGGCGTGGATGTAATCCTAAACGATGCCTACAACCGGATAGAAGGCATCCTGCGCGATTACTGCGGAAACACGTTTGCCATAAGGAAGTGCCGCGAAAACCGCGTCGATTACTGCTACCACACCAACGCCATATCGAACGTGTCACGCCTGATCGAAAAGGACTCCCGCACCCGCAGGGTCAAGAACCTCGAGTCGAACTTGTCAAGCTACGTGATTCACGGTGAAAGAGAATCCGCGGAGGGAGGGTCGATATTTAACGATGATTACATTTGCTTGGGTAAGGTGAAGTCCAACAACGTACGCGCCCGCATCTATGACAAGGTTAAGGAAGTCATTGAAATGGGTTATAAGGACTTCTTCTTTAAGATTTGGTACGACAATGGGCTGATCAGCTACTACGACAAGTGGTGCATGGAGTACGCATTCCCATACCGGAATACGGATTACCTGTACAAGGCTGCCGTGGCGTTTTATGTGGAGCATTGTTTCGAAGATCAGTGCTATGCAACGAAAACAGGAATTTGTGATGAATGTTGTAATGAATGTGTTACGTGTGATAACAATGACTATTATATGGAATGTTGCTATGCGTTGGATGACAACAACAAAAATCTGGCCGATTTCAAGAAACTGGCGCGGGAACACATGCCCGAAGTGACGCGGATCCTCAACATCGAATACGAAACGAAACGCAAGTTTTACTATTATTCGGATAAGTTCATCGAAGGGTTTAAAACCGTCGAGCGCACCATCCCCAAGCCGTTGGAGCGCATCTATCAGATACTCGATAACAAAGGTATCTTCCTCGATTACCTCACCGGCAAAACGCTGTCCTTCTACTCCGGAAAAGACGAAAACGGCGAACCGAATTACCTCGCATGGTGGAAACGGCTGCGTAAAACAAAGCTCGGCGGTATCAAGGCCGACGAGAAGCTGCTGCGCGAATACTCCTTCATGATGGACAAGCGATGCGTCCAACGCCGCGCGATCAGCGCAGTGGCATCCAACGCGGTATACGATGACAACATCGACTCCGGCTTCGTGGAGGATTTCTCGGACTTTATGGCCAATCTCACCGATAACGAAGCCAACGAGATGACCAAGATTGCGATGGTCAACACATACAGCGGTTTTTTGTTGGAGGAGGAAGATATAAGCAAGGCGTTTTTGAAGGACTATTCGCAGAATAAGGAAAAGAAGAATAAACGGTTGAAGAACCGGAAGCTGCGG